CCGGTTTCAACCGTTGCGGGAGTCGTTGCACTGGTAGGAATCTCCGACACGAAAACTCCATGCTTTGCCATCGGTATTAACCTCCATTCGTTTTGAGCATTTTAAGAAGCCGCTTGTTCGCTTCGAACAGGCGGTTTCCTGGTTGCTTGATCATTTTTCTTGCCGCCGCCAGCTCTTCGCCGGTGATCAGCAGCTGCGCAATCGGGGGATACTTCTCAATCGCCGGAGCCAGCCGCTTTTCGATCTCTTCCCGGGTACCGGAAAGGATCGTGTTGTGCTGGGCCGCGCTCTTGATCGTAGGCCCGATGTACACGAGATAGGTTACAGGGTTCAGTACCTGTGTGGTTGACCGTCCCATACGCTTGGTTCCTCCTGTGTGATTCTCGGCATTTTCCATACCGACATCATTTCGCCCAGATAGAACGGCGCGGTGTCATCCGGATAAACCAGCTGCTCAATGCCGCCTTCCTGGTCGAGCTTGAACTGCTTCGAAAGCACAGGGAAGCGCATCAGGTCAATCCGGATGCGTTCCATGAGGTTCAGAAGCATCAAGCCGCCCTCCTGTTCGTCCGGAGAATAAACGCAGAACAGCGTCCGCACGTTGACCAGGCTTTCCGGCAGCTGGCCGGGTTCCTGGTGGTTGGACGTGTTCACAACCGTATGCAGGACATACGGCGCGTATTTCGTGGACGCCTTTTCGTCCGGGAGCCTGCATCTGTAGACTGCGGCAACCCTTTCGTCAGGTTCCGGTTCTTCCTTGGTCGGCTTCACCGGCATCAGGAGATCCTTGGTCGCGGCCTCCGTGCGTTCCTTCAGGGCTGTCAGCAGCGTAACTGCATCCATGTTTCAGCCCTCCTTATTTGCCGAGGATACGTCCGATCTCATGAACCAGACGTTCATTGAAGACTTCCATGATCTTCTGGCCCAGCGGATCCGCGACCTCGTTATCCTTCAGCATGTGAGGAGTGGACGGGCCCAGCTTCTTCCGGACCGGGAACCTCGGCTTTCCGACACGTTCGTATACGTGACCACCGTATGCCTTGATGTCGAAGGCGTGCTGCAGGTGGACGCTGTTACCGCGCTTTGCCTGGTAGGTGACGCCTGATCCTCTGGAAATCTTCGGATTGAATTCGAGCAGATCCAGCATGGCGCCGGCGTACCGGATAATTACCTTGGTAGCGCCGGAGCCTCCACCGAACACCTTGACCGTGGTCGTGGTGTTCTTGGAGAATGTGCCTGCCTTGATGTTGTAGACCCTGACCGCGTAGCGCTTGGCCTCCGTTTTACCGGCCTGGCCTGCGCGTTTCGCCGCCCGGTTGACTGCAATCATCGCTTTACCCGGGAAGGAGTAAAGCACAGTGTTTACGTAGTCGAGTGAATTCAGACCGTCAACTCTTACGTCTATGACGCCCATCTGTATTCACCTCACTCGTCAAACGCTTCAAGCTCCAGGCGAATCATGCCGTGATCGCATTGGGACTGCGCAACGTAGTACCAGCGGAGAAAGCTGCTGCCTGCATCGTAGATGCCGAACTTGCGGCCCTTCTCGGGCACTTCTCCGTCCAGATCGATCAGCCGGCAGTGAAATACAGCCGTTACGCGGTAGATCCCGTGTTCGTGATCGCTCATGGGTGTTACGCGGTCCTTCTCCTTCAGCTGACTGATGACGCACTGAATGCCTTCGTGATCATCCCCGTCATAGGTATCGCCGTCATAAACGATGGTCCGGAGCTCTCCGAAGGTTTCAATGTCAAGAAAGGTTCTGAGGTTATCGGCCTCGGCCATTTCCTTGAAGCCCATCAGTCAACCACATCCTCAGCGTCAAAAGCAGGCAGCTCTTCCGCGGGGGACTCGACCTCCACTTCGGTGATCGCCTGGATCAGTCCGGCCTTTGACTTGATCTTTCCGGCATCGATGCCAATGTCCTTGGCAAGGGCCTTCAGATCGTTGAAGGACATGCTTTCAAGATCCACGCCGTCCAGGTGCCCGGTAATGGGCTCTCCGGAGACCTCAGGAGCCTTTTCCGCAGCCTTTGCTTCAGGAGCCTTGTTCTCCTCCGGGTCAGCCTTTTCGGCTACTCCCAGGGCAAACAGGCGCTCCGCTTCAGCATCGTCCACCTCAATAGGAGGACCGCCTGCCTTCACGGGGTTCAGGTAGGGACTGCGCTTGCCGTTAGGCAGCAGGGGACGGTGCCCGTAGGTACCGCTGATGATCTTAACCAACATGAGTGAGCATCTCCTTTCATGCGGCCGTTAAGCCACGACGCCGGAGGCGTATACCCACGGAGAATAATTCTGAGGAGCGGCCAGAGGACGGCTCTCCAGGATGATCTCCCTCTTCTTCTTCTTGCGGTCCACGAACAGATCGGGCACGCGCTTTCCGGTGATGGTCTCGATGTCACCGTTCTCGTCCATGTGGACGATGTGGGCATACATCAGATGGCCGGCATTGGGAGCGGTGACCATCATGGAAGTGGCCGGGAAGTAGTTCGTCCTGGTGGGAGCCAGGGGGCTTCCGGACAGCTCGGTATACTGTTCGTTGGACACGATCACGTTCAGCTCGTAGCCGTTGAAGTTGATGGTGCCCAGGAAGGTCACGCCATCATACTGGCTCAGGGTCTGACGGATGCCGCCTTCCGCGACAAGGATTCCGCTCTGCTTGTTCACCAGATCACGGAAATCGCTCATCCGGAGCAGGAAGTCACGGACCTTGCGGCCGATGACCAGGTCAACAGCAGGCAGGCCACGTTCGCTCAGGCTGTCGCACATCGCTTCGATGTCGGCGGCCACATCCGCGAAGGTGGTGGTGTTGTCCCACTGGGTGATGGTGTAGGCGCCATCGTTGCTGCCAAGCGGATCATAGTACTTGATCTGGGCGGTGCGGGTGTGGGTTTCGTCCAGGTGTTCCTGGATGGTGAAGCCGTTGTTGATCATGACCTGGGTGCACAGGTATTCTTCAGACCGGGAGAAGCGGCGCTCCAGCAGAGCCAGGTCATCGGACACCAGCTTCGCGGCACGTTCTTCTTCGGTGCTCTTGGACAGGATGGCTTCGCCGAATCCGCGCTGCTTCAGCTGGTCGGCGGTCAGGTTGCGGCTCTGGCTGATATACAGCGGAGAGAATTCATGGATCTCGTAGCCTTCACGCTTGACGTTGATCGGATCAGCGCCCATGACCATGAAGGGAGCCATGTCATTGTCTCCGTCCTTATATTCCACCAGCACCTTGTCAGCGGCATAGATGTCGCCGGCTCCGGTGGGGAAATACCGGTCACGGAAGAAGGTGGGGACGGGGGACAGACCTTCCCAGAGGCCTGCCATGTAGTAGGTCTCCAGAATGTTCACGAGAACAGACATTGTTTTGTACCTCCCTTACTGAACTTTCTCGGTCTCAGAGGAGCCCAGGAGAATGCCGCGAACACGCAGCGCGTCCCGGTCCGCTTCCGTCAGGGAAGCGCCGCTCTTCAGGATCAGTTCATCTTCGTTGAAGTTGCCGGTGATGTAGACCAGGGCGGCCTCATCGTTGGCGGTGCCGACCGGGACATCCTCGGCGAGGACGCAGTCGGCGGTCAGGGTTTCGTTGCTGGCGGCGCTGGTTCCGAAGATCACCAGCTTGCCATCGCCGGCAGAGCCGGAGCTCTTCGCCAGCAGGGTACCGCGCTTCAGCGTTCCGGCAGCGCCCAGCTTCCGCAGGGTACCGGTTTTGGTGAGCGCACGGGGATCCAGACCGGCAAACAGGTTTTCCGGAGTGACGGCGCCGATCTTTTCATTGAGATCACGAGTCATGGTTCTTGCACCTCCTTAGTTTTCACCGCGCAGCTTCTTGGCCATGGCAGCGCCGGCGGCCTTCTTATCTGCATCGGTCATGGGTTTGTCATCCTCTTCGGATGCGGGAGCGGAAGTGACTTCATCGGCGCCGTCTTCCTTGTAGTCAGCCTGCAGCTGACTCATGAAAGCTTTACCGGCTTTCGCCGCTTCCTGCGCGGCACGGTAGGTCATTTCCTGCGCTGTGCAGGGGTTTTCACCGTACTTCGCCGCGTTCACGGTTTCTGCGTCAAACAGACTGGCCACGGCATCGATTTCAGCGATACGCTGACGCTCTGCCATCACGGCTTCGTCATGACTGACGCTGGCCTGAGCCTCTGCAAGCAGGGCTTCAGCCGCTTCGGGATCGCTCTGTCTGAGCTCTTCCAAAGTCATGGGAATACCTCCTTTGTTACTGCCTGTGGACTCAGGCGTATTATCTCCACCGTCCGTCTCCGATACGGTTTCAACCTGTTCAATATGGGTCCGGATGCCGTCAGGCAGCTGACCCATGGCGGCCACGCGCATTTTCCGTCCGCAGACGTACAGCGTCTTGTGGTCCGCGCTGACCTCGATGTCCGTGTCATCCGCGTCCTCGATCAGCTCATCCGCGAGGCCAAGTCCGACAGCGCTCCGTCCGGTGACGAGCGTTTCAGACTTCATCATCTCGCGGATCTCCGCTTTATCCTTACCGGTCTTCGCGGCGTAGATCTCGGCCTGGCTTTCGTTGATCACGTCCAGATCGTCTGCCAGCTTCCGCAGCTTCGTTGAGTTGAAGCGGTCCCAGGCGAAAGACCAGCAATCGTGGATCAGGATCAGGGAGGAAGGATTGACCTTCACGGTGTTGGCAGCGCACATGATCAGGCTGCCGCCGCTCATGGCCGCGCCGTCCACGATGCATGTAATCTCCATTCCGTCACGGACCAGCTCCTTCAGCCGGTTGTGGATGGAGATCGCAACGTAGGCGTCACCGCCGCAGCTGTTCAGATGGATCGTCAGGTCATCGCAGCCCTTGATCTGCTCCAGATCGCTAAGGAACTCGCCCTGGACGATGAACTCACCCTTGACTTCCTCACCGGTCCACCAGTCCACCGGACGGGCTTCCACGATGTCTCCGTAAAGCGTCAGTTCCGCGTGCTTGCCGTTGGTGACCGCCAGGGTATAGGCGTCACGGTTCAGCTCAATTCTCTTGTTCTTAGGCATTTTGTTCACCTCCACCCGGATCCTCAGGGTTCAGATCCGGTTCGTTCTGGAAATTGTCGGAACGACCACCGAGGCCGGCTTCCTGCAGCGTCTCCATTTCCTGCTTGAGCCGTTCCATGTTCTCGTTCCAGTCACCGCCGCCGTACTCGCGGGTTACCTGCTCGTGCGTCTTGAAGCCGTGCTGGACAGCCAGGATGTCGGCCTTGACCTCCTTAGTCGGGTCGAGCTGTCCCTGTACCGGGCCGAGCCACTGGCACTTACACCAGGCTGCCCGGACTGCCGGATCAATGAAAAAGCCCGGGGCATTGATTCGTCCCAGGGCTACGGCTTCGGAAAGCCACACCTCATACACAGGCTGGCAGAACTGATACACCAGGTTCTCCCTCCGGATCCGGAAGGATTCCCAGGCTTCCATCAGGGCCGCCCGGCTGGCAGAGTAGGAAGCGTTGAACTCCTTGAGCAGGGTGTCATACGGGATGTTCAGCGCGGCGCCGATCTCCTTGCAGATCACCTTCACGAAAGTGTCAAAGCCGGGTGTCGGAATATTCGGATTGCCGAAGGTAATCTTTTCACCCTGCTTCAGCACGTTGATCGTGCCCGGCCCCATCTCGTAATCATTCGAGTTTTCGGAGATGTTCCGGTCCGGAGGCGTGTCCGGATCATCGTCATCGCCGTAGCTGGCCTCGTTCATCGGGATCGCGGCTGGATTGGTTTCCGTCTCGATCCATGCAGTGAAGAACGACTGGATCAGCGCGGCCATCAGTTCCGACTGCGTGTACCGGCTGATGTTCAGCAGGCTCTCGATTACCGGCGCCAGGTAGGAAACGCCCCGGTACTGATCCGGGCGCTCCGTCTCCAGAATATGAAAAACATTCGGAAGGCCGGTACGTGTGCTGTACGCCTTGACACGCTTCCATTCGATCTTGTCCCGCTCCCGAAGCATCTGGTTCGGATAGACGCTGCAGACCCAGTACGCGACAACCATGCCGTGACTGTCTACCTCAACGCCGTCATAGATCCGGTTTCCGTTCTTCGGGTTCCGTCCGTCTGTCCGCGTGCCTCCGGGAACAAGCCTCATCGTGTTCGGCGTGCTGACACGGTCAGCCTCCACCAGCTGCACCCGCAGTGAATACGGATTCAGCGGTGTCGGATCCCGCATCTGCCGCAGGCCGATCAGGTCACCGTTGACCAGGTAGCTCGTGGTCACCAGCTGCTGCATCCCGGCAAAGTTGTTCATGCCGATCGCGTCACAGTTCTCCTTCTTGCTGGCCCACAGGGCCCACTCCCGTTCCGTGTTCCGCTGCCATTTCTTGGCGGCTTCCGGAGTCAGGTGAAGCAGATCCAGATCAAGCATCGGCTTCGGCGTCAGTCCGGTCCCGACCACCTTGACCTTGTTGGTCTCTATGGAAGACCTGGCCACAGGCGAGGACATGAACAGCATCCGTCCGCGCTGCCGTAGCGTATACTGGTTCCAGTTGATGTCCTCGTTCGGACTGGATGACCGTGCTGTGAAGCCCTTCATCGAACGCCGGTCTTTACTCGCTCCGGCCTCGGAATATCCGCTTGCCATCGGTCTGATTCTCTCGCTCACGTTTACCACCTCCAATCTTTGCATAATAAAAGGCCACCTACGGCGAAAGGAGACGAAACTCCGCTCCGGTGGCCAATAGATAAAGCCGGCGTAGCTGTGCTAAGCGCCAGCGATACCCCGTTACCAGTCCCTTGGGACAACGCCGAAGGCCTTCCTCGGCCGCTGTCCGCTCAGCAGGTTCTCGTACTGGTCCACCTTTTTCTCCGCTTCGTCAATGGCCTTCCGGAGAGATGGAATGTCGAACTTTGTGAGGCTCCGGTCATCGATCTCATAGCTTTTCACGCCGCCATCGATCAGGGCAACGTAAGCGTCCATCAGCTTTCCCAGTTGCGTTTTCCAGTATTCCAGCCGCTCCTGGATCGTTTCCTTGTTCATGCCGTTCACCTCGCAATCGTCATTACGTTTCGTTACCAATCGAGCAGATCGTTCATCTTCTGCTCCATGCGTTGCACCGCATTACCTGTTCTTTGCGGCGTCTTTGGCCTTTCTGCAGGCTTCGGATCTTCACCCTTCGGCCTGTTCATCCTCCGGAGCAGAGCGTCCATATCGGGCGCCAGGGCCGTGAACGCGGCCTGCGCGTAGTTCCGGCAGTCCAAAGCCTCGTTCCGTTCATGGCCTGGGATCTTCTCCCATACCCACGGGTTCTTGTTGTGCTCCTTGTAGACAAGATGCTCCGACAACAAGCCCACGAAGTAGCGGTGTTCGTATCCGCACTCCGGATTGATGGGGAAATGGCAGTATCTCGGACCGGGCGTCTGGATCTTCAGCCCGTCCATGATCAGCTGCTTCCCGGCGTCAACGCCCAGTTGGTACTGCCAGCATTCGCCGATCGTCTTGCCACGGATCACGATCTTGACCTTCTTGGGCGGGGAAGTGTATGGCTTGCCATCGCCGCCGTAGCCCTTGCAGTCAAACACGCGCTTTCCGATCCGCTGTGCGCAGCGGAGCCGGACTTCCTGCGTAAAGTGACCGCCGTCATCCACGAAGGTCATGCTGATCCGCAGCCCCTTGCCGTTTCCGAAGCGGTACACCCGTCCGACCAGCTCGTCCAGTTCAGCCCAGACCTCCGGTGTGTCCGGACGACCCAGGATGATCCCGCGCCGGATGCCCCAGTTTTCTTTCCGGAGGCCCCAGCCGACAATCTCATACTCGAGGCGGTCATCCTGCACGTCCACGCCCATGGTCAGTACCAGCACGCCGTCCGGAAGCTCTGCGGTGTATTCCTCGCGCCTGGCCAGATAATCGTCCTCATTGGCCAGACCGCCTCGGTCTTCCCACAGTTCCCCGAACAGGGTGTTGTAAACGACCTTCAGCTTCTTGGTGTCTCCCCGGGCTTCCAGGTACTTGGTGACGATCTTCTCCCAGGAGACCCACGGGCTGCAGAAGGCGTTCAGCCAGAAGGAGCGAACGCCGTTGCGCAGCGCCTCCGGATTGTCCGCGATCCACTTCGCGTGAGCGCGTTTCATGTCGTGCTCTTCGGAGATGCCGCCGCATTCCGGACAGACGTAGTAGACCCTGGTCACGATGTAGGTGATCTCGTGGTCAACCTCGGTCTGGTCGAATTCGTACCGGATATCCTGCCATCGGATATTGTGATACTCTCCGCAGTGCGGACACTTTGAGCACCAGCGCTCCTGGGTGCCGTTCTTGAACGCCTTTTCAATCGGGCTGAATCCCTTGATCGTAGGCGTGGAACACTCGTAGGATTTCGCGTTGTAGAAGGTCTGCTGTCTGGCCATGGCCAGCAGCCAGGGATCGCCTTCCTTGCCGGCCTCAACGGCCCAGCGGTCACGCTCGTCACCAAGGACGTACCGGATCGGTTTTGATGCCAGGGCATGCGCCTCGGTGGATCCGCACATCGTCAGGATGCCGCCGGGGTAAGACTTCTGCAGGATCGTGTTTCCGGTATCGCCCCGCAGGGTTTTCGATACCTTCTTCCGCAGCGTCTTGGAATCCCGGATCATCGGCGCAATACGGAGCTTTGAATATTCCTTCGCGTCTCCGTTGGTCGGCTCGATCATCAGGATGGAACCGGGATCCTGATCGATGATGTAGCCGATGATGTTGTTCATGCACTCGGACTTACCGACCTGGGAAGCGGCCACCATAACGATGTGCCGGATCTTCGGATTCGTCCAGGCGTCCATCACCTCTTTGAGGTATGGCGTTTTCTTTGTCCTCCACGGTCCGGTTTCCGCAGAGGACTCCGGAGACAGTCTCCGGAATTTATCAGCCCACTGGCTGACCGTCAGATCAGCCGCCAGGGCAAAGGAGGCTATGTTCTTCCGAAGAGCGCGGAACAGGCGTTTCATTTCGTATGCCTGGTTGACGCTCATTCAGTATCCTCCTCGACTTTCTCGTCCATGTTCTGGCGCTCCCTGACCAGGGCTTCATACTTCTCCGGATCGTAGTCGAACTCCGACAGCTCGGAGAGTACGTCCCGGATCGCTTCCTTGATCAGCACGGAGCATTCCTCCGCTGTGTCGCAGAGGGAAACCTCCACGGCCAGACGGCCCGGCAGAGAAAGCAGCGCGTTCTTCACGGTGTCGATCAGCTCCTGCGTGAAGACCTGCACATCCTCCGACCGGTGCATCTTTCCGGACAGCTCCTTCGCCTGCAGCTCGGCCATGGCGGCCTTGGCTACCTTCAGCTTGACCTCCGCGGCCTGCTTCGCCTTGTCCAGCTTCTTTTCTTCGGCGGTCTTTGTGACCTTCTCGTTCAGAGAATCCATGTAGCCGTGAACGGAATCGCTCAGATTGAACAGCTTCCCGTGTTCGGTCTGCATCTTGTTCAGCGTGCCCTGTCCGGTGAGCTGTCCGACCCACTGGTTGGAGACTCCGAACATGCTGCAGATGTCAGCTGTCTTGACGTAGATCGTCAGTCCCGGCTGCAGGATGTACAGCGTGTCATCCTCCAGGATGATCTTGTCTTTATCAGCCATTCAGCTCTACCTTATCCCTTCCGCAAAAACATGATTCCGCATTTTCCGGCAGTCTTTATGCGGATCTTCTACATACCGCTACAAATCAGTTGCAGTTTGTAGAATTTTGTCGCAGATTTTCAACTAAACCCCCGGAAACCGATATAGTATCGTAGCGTTTTTTGGGGGGCGAACAGGCGCAGTCGATCGTTTTGCCCAGAAAGTACCTTTTTTTATCCGGCAGCGGCGCTGAGATGACCCCACACTTTTTCCCGGGAGAGGAATGAAGGGTCATACGCGGCGGCGCGGCGGCGGCGTTCTCAAAAAATCACAGCGCTGAGGCATCAGAGATTGTGGAAAAAAGAATCGATGTATATAGCGGCATTCGTACAGGAGACCTCCATGTGTACGCGACTGTTCTGCAGGAGATATGATCTTGTTCTCCTTCGGCATGTATATCAGGCGCGTCCGATTTGGGGGCCATATTCGCCGTATACGCGGCCTTCGTGCGCAGGATGAGTTGTTCTTCATCCTTCGCTCTGGAACGTCCCTGCGGACGCCTGGCGGCTTCTCTGCGTGCCCTCCGCGTGATCGCTGTGACGTTTTGATTTCTGTCACAGCGCGAGGCGTGAAGGTTTACGCTCACGGACAGCAGAGAAAACCCTTCGCCGGGAGCTCTCGCGTACGGCAGGATTTTGAGATAAAACCCTCGACTGTACATGTGGATTTCCCGGCAAAGGGTCGTTTCTTCCGGAGGCTTTTTAACAGCCGCCGGTCGATGCGTTTATGTTGCTGTGAAACATTTGGGACTATAGCCCATACGCATACGGATCAGATTACCTTTTTCATGGTCTGTTTTCCTCCTCGCGTTTTTGATTCATGAAGCCAGGATAATTTGATTCTCACCCGGACCTGCATGTCTACGCAATCGGTCAGAATATACGCCAGTGTATTCCGGCGCGAAAATGCTGCGCCGTATTCTGGGATTCGGTACGAAACCGTTCAGTATACGCGGCAGCCTTTACAGATACTTGAGGATTTCTGCCCGGCTGTATCCGGATGCGCCTTTGGTCATGATCTCCAGGAAGTCATCCCGGGTGAAGTCAGACAGCCGGAAGATTTCCTCCGGCGTCATGCCAAGCTCCTTGGATATTTCCGGGATCTTCTTTCCGGAGTCCAGCAGCTCCTTGACGATGGCTTTCATCGGCTCCAGGAGATGCGTGCCTCTGGCCCGGTTATGGGTGATGGTGCCGTAGATATCCTCTGATCTGTCCTTGTGGTCCACGATGACCACGGGCACCTTGCCACCGAGGATCGTCTTGAGCGGTTCACGGCCTGATACCGTCCACCGGTGGAAGCCGTCTATGATCGTGTAGTCCGGACGGCAGACAATCGGCAGCGTCCATCCGTTGGTCTGGATGGACTGGATCAGCAGCTTCAGGTTTTCCTCCGACACCTTGTTGGGATTGTAGTTGTTCGCCTTCAGCAGGTTTCTGTCCACCCACTGCAGGGAGGAAAGCGGGGCGAATACGTCAACCTTCTGCATTCGCGTTCACCTCCTTCCTGCGGGAGGCTTCGGCTTTGGCATCCTTGACGTAATCGCAGGCCCAGTTGGTGATGATCCCTCTGAGCGTCCTGCGCTTCGGGTCTCCGGCGATGATCCCTTCGTACATCTTCCGGTAGATCTTCTCGGAGGCTGTGCCGTTCATCTTGATGTACTGGGTTTTATATGAACGGCCCACGTCTTTCCGTGCCGGGGAAACAAAGGTTTCGTCAAACTTCTCGAAGAGCAATTCCCGGACAAGCGCTTTGTAGTCCTTATGCTCCTGATCAGCTTCCAGCTGCCGGCGCTTCCGGGTATTCCGCTTGAACATCTCGGAATCCCAGTAGAGCATGACCATGTAGGCGTTCGGTTCTCGCTTCTCGATCCTGGCCCACAGATCCGGATTCGTGGCCGCGATATGCCGCAGGCCGTTGCAGCTGTCCGCGCCAAAGAAGTTGGAGAGGCGCATCTGCGCCCGGTTCAGTCCGTCCCGGTACAGATCCATATAGGCTTCCGGGAAGTGGAGGTGATGCTCCTTGATGTACAGCCAGACGTCCGTATCCTTCCAGTCGTAGATCGGAAAGACCGTGAACTGCTGGCCGGTGGCGCCGCCGTTCATCTTCGCCCTGGCAATATTCCGGAGGCGCTGAACGCTTTCGCTGGCCCTCACGCCCAGGAGCATGATGCCGTCATTCATCACGATGGAGCAGAACGTCTGATAGTTCATCTCCCCGGGATAGCGCAGCGCCGGGTGTTCCCGGATGACGAACGGTGGAGGATCGCGGACCCATGCGGATTCTTTCCCTGGCTCCCATGTGATCCAGCGCTCGTCACTCTGCAGCTGATGGAAGCAGGAGACCTGCTTGAACGGCAGGCAATACCAGTCGAACCTTACGCCGGCTTTGGTGAAGATCCCATACCACTGAAGCGCCATCTGCTCCATGCTCGGATAGATGGCCTCCTCATCGATGAAGAACACCGTCAGCTGCTTCGGATCGATCTTGCCCTGCTTGATCAGGCTGTAAACAATGTGGCTCAGACACAGGCTGTCTTTGCCGGCTGAGAAGGCCAGGTAAACCTTCACGCCGTTGGAAAAGGCGTTCAGCGTTCTGGCCACCGCAGCTTCGACCACTGACAGCGTGCTTTTGATTCGCTTGATCGCCATGGCCATCACCTCACAGGGATGTGATGACCGCAGTTCGGGCAAACGATATACGCGCCCTCAGGAGGCGCTTCTGCCGCCTCCGGATTCCGGACCGGTGTTTCTTCGTTCTCCGCGCCGGGCCGGTCAGATGCACGCCAGACGCCAGCTTCGTGGGCCTCCTCGTGCCTTTTGATCGAATTGACCGAGGCTTCCGTGAAGTTTCCGTAATCCGTGACCAGCTCGTCAATCTCCGGCTGGTCGGCCAGGATCGTCTGCAGCAGTTCCTCATCGTATCCGGGGATATCGATGTCGTTCAGCTCCCGCAGCCATTCGTCAAAGACTTCCAGATCGTCCGTGCCCAGAGTGTAGATCTTATTGTCGGCCAGCATCAGCTTTTTCTTGTCCGCTTCCGACAGGTTCTTCACCTGGTAGCAGGTTGCCTCCGTTTCGCCCATCTGCTGTAGGGCCTCATACAGGCCGTTCCCGCAGAGGATGACGTTTCCCTCATCGATAACGATGGGCCGGATCTGGCCGAACATCTTCACGCTCCGGATGATTTCCTTCAGCTGGCGGTCCGTGTGGATCCGGCAGTTCTTTTCCGGACGCTTCAGATCTGAGAGCTTTTTCGTGATCGTCTTCATGCTCCCGTCACCTCCTGCAGGAAGGTTCGGGCGCTTTCGATCTTCTCCGCGGCGCCTTCGACAATGCCGGGATCGATCTCGTATACCTCACGCCAGCCCTGTTCCACCGTCTCCATATACATCCGGGACGGCCAGGGATGCGTTCCGCAGCGGAAGCCGTTGCGCCATTCGTAGATCGGCGGCAGCTTCAGCTGATGGTAATGGATATAGGCCAGGGTCATTTCGTGCGGCCAGTCTGCCAGGGGCGAATACCGCACCTCGCCGGAGTTCTTCCGGATCACGTTTCCCGGTCCGCACACGTTGCCGTCCGCTTTCCGGTGGCCCACCAGAATCATATCCAGTCCGTGGGAGAAGAAATACTCCGTGAAGGCTCTGCGCTGGACGCCGGAATACCAGGCGTTCAGCTCCTTGCCCTTCGGGAAGATCATCTCCGGATGCTGTGAGAGCCAATCCAGGCTCTGCCCGGTGCAGATCACTTCGCAATTCTCCGGAAGATTGCTCAGGCACCAGCCCAGGAACTCCGGATATTCAAGCTCCGTGTGGGCGAACATGCAGTCCGTCACGCCGGCCTGGCGGCAGATATCGGACAGGACGATGCTGTCCTTGCCTCCGCTCCAGCAGTAGGCCGCCTTTTTGCCCCTGGTCTTCTCGAGGATGTCCTCCATCGTCCGCTGGACGGTTTCCTCCAGCTCCTCCTGGCTGACAAGCTCCTCGATCCGGTCGAAGGCTTCCTGCCAGCGCTCGTTCGGGATGCGCTGCTTTCGTCCGAGAATCACCTTCATACCGGCTTCACCTGCCGTTTCTCGTGGAAATGCCAGGCAAAGGCGGCGATGATCGCGGCCGCGACGATGTAGATCCGGATGGAGGCCATCAGCGTCCACGCGCCCATGACTCCCAGGGGAATCAGCAGCTGCCACAGGGCCACCGTGAGCAGGTTCAGCACCAGGCCGATCTTCTTTCCGAAGGTCAGGTAGATCGAATACTGGAAGCTGGACAGGGAGGAAATGGCGATCAGCGTCACCAGCACGGCCTTGATGATGTTCAGCACCGGGCTGAAGTTGGCCAGGCTCATCAGGAAGATGAAGACCAGGTACACGCCGAAGATCACGCCGCCCATGATGAAGGCTCTCCGGATGTTGATCCGCTTTGCGTGGTCCTCGTTTTCCTCGTTATAGTCCAGCAGCTCGAAGTAGTACGGATACAGGAAGGCGCCGGGGATCAGCAGCAGGCAGTTTTTCACGCCGGTACCGATCTTGTCGGCTCCCAGCTGCAGGGGAACGTAATTCCCGCCGGACGTGGCCAGCGCCAGGATGGTCAGAAGGAACACGATGCCGTAAACCGCTGTCCAGCTCATGTGGTCTGTCAGTACGTTCCGGATCATCCCGAACTTGAACAGCAGGATCAGGAAGAACACCGCGAAAGCCAGGGCGATGACAATGCCCCATGTCGGTCCGAGCACCGTCCCGGCGAACACCGTCTGAATGCCGTTCATGCTGATCCAGCACTGGAACGGACACATGATTCCCATCACGATCTTCATGACCGGATGCCGGAACACGTCCCGAAGCTTGGGAATCATCGGCGCGAAGATGCCGAAAACGATGCAGGCCAGCGTGTTACCGATGGCCCAGAGCAGGAACGGCAGGATGCCGTCCTTCTGCGAGGTGGATACGCCGTTGAGCAGGCTCCCGGCGTTGGCCCATGTGGCCGCGATCGACATGGCGTAGTAGAATTTCGGGTTTGCTTTGAAGCTTTCTTTCAGCTTAGAGAACATGGTTTGTCTCTTCTCCTTTCATTTTCACACGCACTTTAGGCGAAGTCAGTGCGAAAATGTTCACCGATGCAGGCCCGTGCCAGGAGTGGAGCACGGCTGCCGAAAGCCTCCTTTCCACGAAAATAGGAGAGCCCTTCAGCTCTCCCTGTCGCGTTTCAGAATTTTACAGCCTGCACTTTATCACATTTTCAGCGAACATATCTGAACATTCCGAACGACTTTCGGAAAAATTGTTCGGTAAATTTGAAAATTTAACTTGATCCTATCCGTGAGATCAAAATAAAAAAGGCCGCCAAGCCTTGAAAACACTCGGTTTTCTTACTTGACGGCCATTTGCCTGTCATTTTTCGTCCGCAAAACGCTTTTCGATCTTCCAACGCCTTGATCCTGTCCGGATCGCCTTCATGAATCCGGCATGGGAGATCTTCATCATCTCCAGGCAGTCCTTTTCCGGCAGATCCAGCGCAATCAGCTTATCCGTCCGGTTATCCCACACAGAGTAGAGCACGGTGGCCTTTTTCTGCGTCTGTTTGTGCCCTGGCTTCTCCAATCGGTCCGCGGACTGCAGCAGCGTCTTTTTCACATTATCGCTGTCTGTTTTCCCAGCGATGATCCGCAGCCTTCTGGCCAGCTCCTTATTGGAAAGCGGAGCCATCGATCATTCCTCCCGGTGCAGGCTCCTTTCCGGATCGAAGCCGTCAGGATACCGCTTTTTCAGTTTCTCAATGTTCTGCTCCATGCACCTTTCCAGCGTGCAGTCACAGTAGTTGTGAAGCATATAGCCTACCAGATCGATGATGCAGGCCACAACATACATCGGCTCCGGCGCGAATTCATCCGGATAAAGCCAGGCGTCCGTCATGCTCTGGGCCAGCTTGGCCAGGAACAGCGCTTCCAGATGGAGCAGCCCGTCATAGGAAAGGCCGTCAAGCCCAATTGCCTTGCATGCCGGAATCATCTCAACCATCTGGGCCGTGGAGACTTCCGCGCAATACCAGAGCACGTCTCCCAGCTCCTCGATCAGCTTTTCTTTCGGAAGCTCCGCATGGTCTCCGCTCTGAAACTTCCACTTCTTCACGATGTCAACGACTTCGCCTGCTTCACCGATCAGGCCCATGCAGCCGTTCAGCATCCTGTCATGTCCGTCCGGGCTGGTCCGCATGGCCAGCCGTTGGTAATCGTTCATGTCAAACATTCGTTTTCTCCTTATTCTGACGGTTCTGAAAATTCAACTGTCCCTGTGAACCGTCTTTCGACTCCTTTCTTCATCAGATTGATACACCGCTCACAGGTGTATCCGGCG